TATCGCCCTGCTTGATTTCATAATCGCTGTCCGCATGGTTGATAAGAATAATCTTTACCTCACCCCTGTACGAGCTATCAACTACGCCAGCAAGCACGTCAATGTTGTTCATAGCCAAGCTACTGCGCGGTGCAATCCTAGCAACATAGCCATCTGGTATTGACATAGCTATTCCGGTTTTAATAACAGCCTTGTGCCGTCCAGTTACAAACCAGTCTTCATCTGCATAAACATCCAAGCCAGCATCTGTAGGATTGTTGCGTGTTGGTATTGTTGCCGTGTCTGTTAATCGTTTAATGTGTATCATTTGTTTTCTCCGTACTTCGTTTCCAGTAGCAACTCGCAATAGTGGATTGCCTTCTTAATATCTTCTTTACCATTCTTTGCGTGATGTCTGCAAATGTATTTAATAACGTTGCCCTCAAGAAAGCCTAAGGTGTTAGCAACAATAAATTCTACTGGCTGTATTGGCATTTCCTTATAGTGACTGCCACCTTCCTGTTTATCTAACGCGCTGTCAATAATCGTGCTGCCATTATTAACCTTGTCGTTGTATTCTTTGTAAGTCATTCCCATTTTATTTTCCTGTGAGTGTAGCCGTTCTTTATGTTGTAGACGTTATTAATATTAATATTTAAATCAATTGCAATTATCTTTGGAGCAACGCCTTCATGCAGCATCTTCTTTACAGACTTAACCGTACCTATTGGCAACTTAACTCCACCAGTAGATGCAGGTTTAGTTATTGGATACCTATCGTTTAGGAACGTACTAAAATCCATATCGTATTCCATTAGATAAGCTCCAACGTTCCACCAGCTACATAAGTCTTAGACCTTACGCGCTCAACCTTTGAAGGGTGATAACCGTCCAGTCCATTAACTATAGTCTTGTTGCCTTGCTTAACCACAACGCCTTTGTCTGTTATTTTATGAGTGGAGTTTTTAGCATCTCCAGCTTCAGGTTGCTCCAGACCAACAAACATTTGCCCAGTGTCTATAATGCTTTCTTTATAATTTCGCGCGGTTTGATACATATGTTTTTTTGTTTTTGACCTGTCAATAATCTTAACCATTTTATTTCTTATTTCTAACGCTTCTAAATACTTGTAAATACTCGCAGTTGAAACTCCAAGTTTTTTGCTTAAATCAACTACAACTTGTGGTTCTTTACACTCTATTATCAACTGTTGCATTAACACGTTTGGGTTAAACTTCTGTCTTGCTGGTCTTGCGTTCATCATCATCTTCCTTTTCTTTATCGTCTGTTTCTTTCTTACCAAAAATTTTGTCCCAGTTTTCTTCGCCCTGCTTGCTGAGAACTCGCGATATTAAATTATCGCCAGTAATATCATTTTTAGCCATATGAACTCCTAGTGCATATCATCCTTATTTTTATTTACTACGAGATTCCCGAACATATCCAACTTAGCTTCTATGATAGCCAGCTTTTCAAATACAACTTCAAGAATCTCCTCAATAGACAATGTTTCGTACTCATCATACCCATCATCAAAATCACTCATTAGAATGGTATATCTTCTGAGATTTCTGAGATTGACTCAGGTGCTGGGTTCTTACTTGGTGTTGCTGCAACAGTATTTGATTTGTTGCCAGTCAATGTCACAGATTGCACACGCAAGCGCAATGTTGTTTTTTCTACTCCAGATTTTTTGTCTGGATATTTTCCTGTTGAGAACTCGCCAGTAACGCCAACCTTTGTACCCTTTAATAGGATAGGTGCTAATGATTCACCGCGCTTGCCAAACAAGCTACAATCTAACCAGTCTGTTTGTGCCTTGTCTCCATAGCCACTATTCAACGCTATACTAAAGCTCAACACTGGCGTGCTGTCTGGCAAGAATCGCAACTCAGCGTCACGAGGTAAGTTTCCAATTGCTGATAATACATTCATATACTACTCCTTATAGATTTACTATTCTTAATGCTACAAAAAAAACTGCTCCCATCACTACTGCTAAAACCCAATCTGGTACATTCATGCTTGCTCCTAAAAGTTATAATCTTCATCGTGCGGAACGGCTAAATTAATCCAGCCATCAAAATCAACTGGCAACGCATCTATTTTTAGCGACAAGCCTCCGTTGCGAGTTTCAAAAGTTTCGCCTATCTTAATCCATCCAGTTTTCACATTGCCTTCGCTGTCTTTATACTTGCCGTGCTTAGTTACTAGATTCCTTTTCTCAAACTGCATTGTATTGCTCCAATTTCTTTACAACATCATTAACTTCTTCATCAAACTTTCTAACAGCATTTTCAATCTCTGCAATGTATTCCTCATCGCGATAATAGCGTGAAATAAACAGTTTTGTATTATCAGGCATGTCTGGGTGATATGAAACGAAGTCAACCCATTCACGACCTGTACAAGCTAATTGCCATGCCATTTGTGGAATGTAAACTGCTGGTGGCTTTCCTGAAAGTAAATAACGAACGTGATTTTTTCGCATTGGACATTTAATTTCAATCAAACCGTTGCCAACCAAACCATCTGGGCTTGCACCAGCCATCTCAATTGTGGGATGAGGCACGAAGTCTAACTGGTCAACAAACGTACCTGTCTTTAACTCATACTCAATACGCGCCTGTGGTTCTAGCTCTGTTCCGCGTTGCATATGAAATGTTGATACACTTTCTGTTTTAATTCCTGAATGACGCTCAAGTGCCAAGTCAAGTTTATAGTCTGCACGACTAACAGCTTCACCTGACCTGCCCTTTGCAATAACGTCTGATATTTTAGATGCCGTGATTTTGCCTAAGCGCATCGCAAACCATTCATCCGAACCTTGTATAACAGCCATTATTTATCTCCGAATAGTGATTTGATTTCAGTTGCACGTTTCTTTACAGCCACCTGAGCATCTGTATTGCCGTTACAATCGTTTATTGCTTTGTGGTACGCAGTAGCCAATTGCTCTATTGTTTTTGCTTTGCCAAGCTCTTTAAGTACAGCTTCCAAGTCAACAACAACACTTGGGGCATCCTCACCGGCATAAATGTACAAGCCAATTCCATGTAGTGCGATTGCTTTAGCTAAACAGCGTTGCATTGCCGTATTTACTGCCATTGCGTCAGGATTAACGATTGCTTTATTTTTATAATCCATAACGGGTAGCTGGGCAGTCATTGATTTGCCAAATGCGTTTACAGTACAGAACACCATCATTGTATCGCCAAACATTTTAGGCTCTGAGTATTCCCATGTTGCTGACTGGTCATGCTGTAGCAAAGTATCCGCTGCCCATGCCCAAGAAAGGTACGTCAGTTGACCCTTCTTTTCTGTGTGTTCGTTTACATTGATTTTTCGCAGGTCTGCGTATTTAGTAGTCATTACTTATCTCCATCGTGTTTAATTTGTTCTAAAAATATATCGTTGTGTTTTGCAAGAAAGCTGCTTAGCTCTCTAAGTGTTGCGTTTATGCTGTTAATAAAATCTTCTTGCTCTAACTCCATTAATACTTCTGCTTCATATTGTTGTTGGCTCATTGTGTAACTCCTTATCGTTTAAACTAGATTATAATATATGTAAATTATATATGCAAGTAATTAAAACAGCGCTGGCTCAAAGTCATTCCAATCAACTTTATACTCTTCATGCACTACTTCAATAGCACCAACTGCTGGGTAATTAAAATACCTAATAGGCTTGCCATCAAAGTCTAGCCAGACCCATTTTCTATTTCGTTGTTCTAACACGCTTCGCCAACCATTTAAAAACAAAATATAACATTGTCCATCCAGTTATCACGCCCAAAAAGAAGGCGCTGCTGTAACATAAAATGTATTCTAAAATAATCATAGTTCCACCTCGTAGCGCATCTCATAAAGGGTTTTTGCGTATTCTTCCTCAACAAGACACATCCAATCTTTTAGAATATCTGCTCTTAACGAAGGTGAGTGGGCATTTCGCCATTTGCACAAATTCCTAAGCTCACCTTCTCCGTTATCAAAGTCTGCTTTTAGTCTAATTTCAGTTTTATTTTCATGGCTCATTGGAAAAAAATATGTAATGTCTTTGTCAAAGCCAAAAAACTTTTGACAAGTTTCATCCCAAGATTCGTATACTTTTTTATCAGAAGGATTAAAGTCTGCGTGTGTGCGTAAAATGGTTTCACAATACTCTTCACGCATTAAAAAAATCCATTGGTTCATAATATCTAATCTTAACTCCGTTTCGTGAGCATCCCTCCACTTACTTAAATTGCCAAGACTTCCAATGCCCTCATCAAAATCTGCTTTTAGTTTAATTTTAGTTTTCATCGTTACGCTCCAACGTAAGAAATAATAAATAGTGCTATGAATATAGATGCAACATGCGGTACATATTTCCAGTTGCTTTCTTTTACAGGCTTACGGTTCTTATAGTCAATCATATTATTTCCCACTTTCATAACGGATAACTTTTTCTTCAATCTCATCTAAAACAGAATCTGACAGTATGCTGATAAGGCAAACGCTGTCACCTTGTGTTTCTATGCTGTTGAACTCAATTTCGTATAGTGTAGGGCTGTCGCCTGTACCGTAGCCGTCAGTTGTTTTAATGCAGTCATAATATACGTCTAAATTGATTCCGTTAATTTGTGTTGTGATTAGCATCGTGTATCTCCATATTGTTGGTCGGTAGCGTTATTGCTTAACCGTTGAGTGATTATTGCATAGTTATATATCATGTGTCAACAAATAAATTGAAATAAATTTAAATGTAATAAATGTTTTGTATTTTACGCAATTAGTGATATATTGTAATTTCACATACACAAAGGAGTTTTTGATGATAGAAGTAGATTACGATTATGTAAGAAGCAAAATTGATAGTGGATTATTTAACCTGTCACAAGTTGCAAAGCAAAGCGGTGTTAGTTATGCAAGTTTAATTAACTTACGCAGAGAACCAAACAGAAAACTATCAGCGCCACTAACCCAAGTGCTTGAACAATACTTCAGAAAGGTGAATGAATAATGGCTGAACGTAGAATGTTTGCTAAACAGATTATTGATAGTGATGCTTTCTTAGATATGCCAGCATCAACACAAGCCTTGTATTTTCATTTAGGTATGCGTGGTGACGATGAAGGCTTTATTAACAATCCAAAGAAGATAGCTAGAATGATTAACGCTAGCGAAGATGACATGAAGATACTTGTATCTAAAAAATTCATCATTCCATTTGAATCTGGCGTATGTGTTATCAAGCATTGGAAAATACACAATTACATTCGTGGTGATAGGCTTTCTGAAACAGTTTATGAAAAAGAGAAGTCACAATTATCTATTAAAAACAATAACGTATATTCAATGTCAGACACATGTCAGTCAGATGTCAGTAAATTGTCAGACAAAAGTCAGCATAGGTTAGTAGAGGTTAGGTTAGTAGAGGATAGTATAGGTAAGGATAGTATAGATGCGTCATTTCATGACTTTTGGTCGTCATACCCAAAAAAGGTTGGTAAAGATGCAGCATTAAAAGCATGGAATAAAAAGAAGCCTAACGCAACTTTAGTTATTGACGCATTGACTTGGCAAACACAGTCAGAACAATGGAAGCGCGGATTTATACCAAACCCAGCTACTTACATCAATGAAGGTCGTTGGCAAGACGAGCCAGTAAAAGAGGAGTTACCATTTTGATTTATCCTGATGACGCAGCAGATTTTAGTTCTATTATGGATGCCACATGGCAGTCAGTTGGCAGAACTTGTGTGGACAAAGCTACGAAAAAATATTGGTTTAGTAAGCTACAACACTTACCTCTTGGTGATGTTGGAAACGCATTTGATAAGTACATCCTTAGCGGTAGGGATAAACCGCCACAGCTAACAGACATATTACACGCTGTGAAGCCAGTAGAGTTCTTTAAGGCGTTGCCACATAAGCCAGACCCTGAAATACGAAAGGACGGGCTGGAAAAGCTAAACAAGGTTATTGCTGAAAAGATAGAACCGAAGAAAGACTATAAGAGCTGGGCTAAGCGGATACTATACAACCCAGACTGCTTTCCTGCAGGTTCTGTTACTGCTGCAAAAGAAGCACTTACCGTATAGCGTTTTTTTAGTGAAAGTATATAATATGCTTAAGATGATTAAATGGTTATTAAAATTAATTCGTAGAAAGAAAAAGGACGATTTGGACTGGACTCAGTATGGATGCTAAAAAAAGATTTTTATTTGTATTAACGCCAATTGCTGGCGAGCTGTTAGAGAAAGCTCACAAGGATATGGAAATATCACGAGCGGCTATTATTAACAATGCGCTAAAGCATTACCTGAAAGACTATGAAGCTAACACTACCATACCCACCTAGCGTAAACACATATTGGAGAGCAAGTGGAAAAAGAAGATTCATCTCAAAGGCAGGCGTATTATTTAAGCAAAATGTTAGAGAACTCATCTCTAGTTATAGATACGATAGTTTTGCTGATTCTAGGTTGCGGG